CAGACGACCTCGTCGAGGTGATGGACCTGAAGTACGGCAAGGGCATTTACGTTGACGCCAAAGGCAACAGCCAGATGAGGCTGTACGGTCTGGGCGCGTTCAACGAGTTGGCCGATCTGTATGACATCAAAAGGGTGCGCATGACCGTGCTGCAGCCGCGTCTTAACAACTACAGCAGCGAGGAGCTCCCGATAGCCGACCTGCTCAAGTGGGCAGACGATGCGGTTGTGCCGGCAGCCAAGCTGGCTTGGGTTGGCGAGGGTGTGCTCGTACCCGGGCCACACTGCACAAGCAGCTTCTGCAAGGCCCGTTACACATGCCCAGCCCGTGCAGCGCAAGCGCTTGCCGTGGCCAAGCAGGAGTTTGCCCCCGTGCCCCCGGCGGTGGACTTCCTGACGATGGACCGGATTGCCGAGCTGCTGCCCTGTGCGGACCTTGTGATCGACTGGTTCACAGACCTGAAGACCTACGCGCTCAAGCAGGCCGAGAAGGGCACGACGGTCCCCGGATACAAGCTGGTCGAGGGCAGGAGCAATCGCAAGTACAGCGACCAAGAAGCCGTGGCCCAAGCGCTGCGGGCAGCCGGGGTCCCTGACGAGATCGCATACGAGCGCAGCTTGCTTGGCATCACCGCCATGACAGACGCGCTTGGCAAAAAGAAATTTGCTGACGTGCTGGGTGCCTTAGTCACCAAGCCCGAAGGCAAACCAACGCTGGTGCCCGAAGGGGACAAGAGGCCAGCAATCACATCACGTGCAACCGCACTTGATGATTTTTCTAACTAAAGGACTAATATGGCTCCCAACGATCTCAAAATCATCACAGGCAAAGTTCGCCTCTCTTTCACCAAAAACGTCTTCACACCTGACGAGAAGGGGTCTTACTCGATCATGATCTTGGTCGACAAAAGGGACAAAGAAACACTGGCCAAAATCAATGGCGCAGTTGACAAGTTCAAGACCGACCCCAAGGCGGTCACGATCTGGGGTTCCAAGTTCTTGGCCAGCTTCAAGACTCCTCTGCGCGACGGCGACACCGAGCGCGACACAGAGAAGTACCCTGAGTACAAGGGTCACTACTTTATCAACGCCAACACATACAACAAGCCAAGCGTGGTTGACTCGGGGATGAACGACATCATCAACAAGTCAGATTTGTACAGCGGCTGCTACGGACGCATCTCGATCATTCCAGCTGCGTACAACGTCGACGGCAACAAAGGTATCAAGTTCTACCTGAACAACGTGCAGAAGCTGGCCGAAGGCGAGCCTCTGGGTGGAGGCGTGTCCAACGCAGCCGATGATTTCACTGCTGTTGAGGATGACTTCCTATCATGACCGAAGAAACCAAACCCCCAGTCCTGTCAATCAGGATGGTCCCCGCCGGAGTTGATCTGGTGTTGCTGGCTCTGAGCAAGTTGCCTCATGAGCAGGTCGCAGATCTCTACGCGGAGATCCGCGGTCAAGCCCTGTTCCAACTGTCAGAAAACAAACCCACGGAGTAAACAGATGACAACCCGAAATCGATTAGCTGAAATGTACGAGGACTTGATCTTCTTGGAACCGGCCGTTTTTGACGAAGCGATTTTGGGTGTTGCTGAACGCTTTGGCATGCAGTCGGTTGTTGCTTACGACCGGACTCGAGTGATAGACATCTACGCGCGAGACATGACCAGAGAAGAAGCAGAAGAGTTTTTTGAATTCAACACCATCGGTGCTTGGCTTGGCGATGCCACTCCAGTGTTCATCGACATGCGGCCTGCCGAGTGACATGATTACCGAGCGCATGCGGGCAGCGATGGTCTTAGCAGATAAGTGCTGGGAGAAAGCGTATTCCGTATCGCCTGAATTTGTTGAACAGTACTTGGCTTTTGCTGAAGAACTGTTGATGAGTAAACGCGAAGTGCAGGGCGACGCATTCCGTTCGTATTGCAAAGACCGGGGCCTTGTTCGACCAGAGTCTTTACATCCCAATGTTTGGGTTTCGGGGGTCAGGGCTCTCAAAACAATAGGTTGGATTGATCGCATTGGCAAAGTTGAACCTACCCAGTTGCACAACCACATGCCCACCGTTACTTTGTGGCGGAGCACGTTACCGGTATCAAAACAAATGACCACACTACGAATTGACCTTGAGACGTACAGCGATGTCGACTTGAAAAAGTGCGGCGTGCACAAGTACGTTGAGTCGGACAACTTCGAAGTGCTGTTGTTTGCCTACGCGTTTGATGACGAGCCAGTCAAGGTGATTGACTTTGCCAGTGGTGAAAAAATACCTTACGAGCTTTATCTTAAACTGTACGACCCGAAGGTTACCAAGACCGCGTACAACGCAGCGTTTGAGATAGCTTGCTTGAACAGGATCCTTGACGCCAACCTTGAGCGAGAGCAGTGGCGTTGCACCAGCGTGCATGCGCTGTACCTTGGCCTGCCCGGTAACCTTGGCGAAGTGGGCAAGGTGTTAGGCCTTGGAGCCGACAAGCAAAAGCTGGCATCAGGTTGGGCGTTGATCCGCTACTTTTGCCTGCCATGCAAACCTACCTTGAAGAACGGCGGCCGCACGCGCAACCTACCGCACCACGATCCGGACAAGTGGGCGCTGTTTAAAGAGTACTGTGCTCGTGACGTTGAGTCAGAGCGCGAGATCGCAACACGGATTGCAAAGTTTCCGGTGCCCGACAAAGAGTGGAAGCTGTGGCACCTTGATCAACGGATGATGAGCATTGGGATTAAGGTCGACCGCGAGTTGGTCAACGCCGCCATCGAGTGCGACGGCATATTCAAAGAGAGGATGACCACGGAGGCCATCGCTCTTACAGGTTTAGACAATCCCAATTCCCGCGACCAGTTGCTCAAATGGTTGCAGACAGAAGAGGACGACGACACGATCGTTGACCTGACCAAGAAAAGCGTGCCCAAGGTTCTTGAATCTACGGACAGTGCGATAGTGCGACGCGTGCTGGAGTTGCGCCAAGAGATGGCCAAGACAAGCGTGTCCAAGTACCACGCCATGGCCCGGGCCATGTCTGACAAAGATGATTCGGTCAAAGGCTTGACCCAGTTTTATGGAGCGAACCGCACCGGCCGTTGGGCTGGTCGTTTGGTGCAGGTGCAGAACCTGCCGCAGAACAAACTGCGTGACATTGACTTGGCCCGCAACTTGTTGAAGAAGCGCGACTACGAAACCCTTGAGCTGTTGTTTGGCAATGTGCCTGACACCCTCTCACAGCTCATCAGGACCGCGTTTGTCGCGCGGGAGGGGTGTAGGTACATCATCGTCGACTTCAGCGCCATTGAGGCCCGTGTGATCGCTTGGATGGCATGGTGCCAGTGGCGCCTTGATGTGTTTGCCACACACGGCAAGATCTACGAAGCGTCGGCTGAGCAAATGTTTAACTTGCCGGCCGGCAGCGTCACGAAGAAATCGCCGTACCGACAGAAGGGCAAGATCTCCGAGCTTGCACTCGGCTATCAAGGCGGGGCCGGCGCACTCAAGACCATGGGCGCGTTGGAGATGGGCTTGACCGAGGACGAGCTTGAGCCGATCAAGGAAGCGTGGCGTGCGGCCAACCCGGAGATCGTTCAGTTCTGGTACGCGTGCGAACGCGCAGCCAAGGAAGCGGTGCTGGGCAAGGGGTCGGCCACACTAGCCATCGCTGGCAAGAGGACGTCTCTGGTGTTTGCCTACGAGTCAGGTTTCCTGACAATCCAATTGCCAAGCAAGCGCAAGCTGTTCTATGTCAAGCCGCGGATCGAGTCGGAAGACCTTGTGCGCGGCGGGTTTGTTGTGGCCAGAGCCGGGTCACTGACATACGAGGGTCAGGACCAGAAGACCAAGCAGTGGACTCGCCTGTCTACATACGGCGGCAAGCTGGTGGAGAACATCACTCAGGCAGTGGCACGCGACTGCTTGGCCGAGGCGATGCTGGCGCTGGATGACGAGGGCTACATGCAGTTGGCCACGGTTCACGACGAGATCATCATGGAGATGAGAGGAGGCCCATTGAAAGAAGCAGAAAAGATCATGGGCCGCCCGATTGCATGGGCGCCCGGCTTGCCGTTGCGCGGCGACGGCTTTGAAACCAGTTACTACATGAAGGAGATTGATTGATGAACGCAGACGAAACGCAAGTGGGCGGCACCCACTACAAAGACATGCCGATGCAACCTTGGGCCGTGATGGAAGCCGTGCTGACGCCGGAAGAATTTCAAGGGTACCTGAAGGGCAACATCATCAAATACGCCATGCGAGCCGGTCGCAAACCCGGCACCGACGACGGCGAAAAAGCCGTGCATTACAAACAAAAACTGATGGAGAAACAAACATGGGCATCCTAGATGAAATTAAGGTCAACAGGACCCCCACGCACATGGTTCGCCCTGCGGCCCTTGAGCTGCAGAAGAAGACCAAGCAGACCCTTGGCCCATACGTGGAGCGTCAACGGCGCCCCGGCGAAGTCCGCGCGTCGGAGAACGACTTGTGGCAACGCGACGTCTACCGCACTGGCGACGGCGACTCCACCGCTCAAGTGCCCCGGGCAGGTAGCCTCGTTGCGTTTAGTCTGCCATCACGGGGGAGTCGGACATGAAAGACGATGAAGTAGAGGATTTATTCAGGTACGGTTGGCTTGACACCAGCATTGCCATTGTCCTCGCGCTGCTTGCGATGGTGTCGTTGTTCTTTTTTGCGGGGTATTTGACATGAGCCGCTTACTTTTTGCTGCCGCGAGAGGGGCGAAGATTGAAGTCAATTCATGCCTGCTCCATTACCGCCCTACTTATCAGAATTGGTGGCGTGTGACTCAAAAGTGGTCGGCCATGCACGAATCTGTGATCCGCATCCATCCGGCAGACGAACATCTCCAGTACGGCCCCATCAGCACGGCGCTGCGGGAGATGGCAAAGCAACCCAAAGTACGTGTTCACAAGGTAGTCCTCCCGCACTTTGGGTTTACGATTTTTGCTGAAAGCGAGAATGAGGCGCGCGAGGTACTTCAGTGTGACACGCTAACGCATTCACTGTTTTATTTAATCTTGGCCGAAGCACTGGCCGACGAGGGGATGTAAATGAGCCGACTCCTACACGCTGCCGCCCGTGGGGCGAGGATACAAACAAAATGGGTGGACTCAGGAGACTCTTGGCAAGCAACCGGACAACTTGTTTTGGTTGATGACATGCGCTATTACCGCATCCACCCGGCAGACGCCCACCTACAGTACGGCCCGATCAGCACGGCGTTGCGGGAGATATCACAACAGGACATCCATTACCTGCAAGATGCAACCGGCGTATACGAACAAGCCGCTATTGAAGACTATGCAACCCATGGTGAGCTTGGTTATTGCTGGGACAAAGCCATGAACGCAACGGCAATGCACAAATCCCTGTTTCTTTTAATCTTGGCCGAGTTCTTGGCCGATTCTGGCTTATAGGAGATTGACATGACTGACATAAGACAAGCAGCAAAAGCGGTGGTAGATCGCTGGGATACGCCAGCTTGGGAGTGGCGCGACCAAGGCCCGACCGCTGATTTGATGGCAGACCTACGCAAAGCACTAGCACAGCTAGAGCAGGAGCCAACCCAGTGGCGCAACATGGTGGTGGTTACCCTAGTCCGAGAGGGTATCAACAAGCACCGGGCGCGGGAATTGGCTGACCACTTTGCCACCCCACTTGCAGCAGCGCAGCCAGAGCAGGAGCCGGTGGCGTATGACAAAACAGAAATTAACTGCTTTGTGCAAGATTTGTACGACGAAAAAATGCAAAATGGAAAGCACGGCCACTACGAAACCTTGTTCCATGTTGTGCATCAGGCAATCAAAAAAGTTGCCCCACCCAAGCAGCAAGCCGAGCCGTGCATAGGAAAAGACCCGCGATGCCCCTGCCAAGACGGAGATGCGTGTCATTACAAAGACTGTGGGAATACGAAGGCACGGTTAGTAGCACAGCCAGAGCATGAGCCGGTGGCGGACGGTAACAAAGTGATTTGCCCAGCCTGCTGTCACCAATTCCGTGCAATCCCTACGGCGGTGCAAACGCTTATGTTAAACGCTGGATTTGAGCCACCATTCGTCACCCCACCAGCACCACAGCGTCCGTGGCTAAGTCTGACGGGTGCTGAGATAGACGCAAACGAGATCCTGCGCTATCACTTCAGCCTTAACAACGGCCCGGTGACAAGGGCGGGAATGGCAGTTGTTGACGCCGTAACAGCCATGTTGAAAGCAAAGAACCATGGATAACTGGCCCTTTCCCACTGAACTGCCCAAGCCGCAGCCAGCTAAGCCCATCCCCTTCAATCCCAACAACCACGAGGACGCGCCATGGTGATCACTAATGACGAGGAATTCGAGCTCGTAGAACACGAACGAAGGTTCAAGCTGGACAGCACACGCACCGCGATGGTGTCGCATGAGTATTACTGGATACCCATCGACCCGTCGACCCCGACCGGTGTCAAGATACTGATGCTGGGGCGCGGCGGCGTGGCTTCACTTGGCCAGTACCGGCACCGACCCAATGAGACCCAGTTCTGGACCCACTGGGCTCCATTGCCGCGGAAGAGGGCATGAAGACTGAGCTCCTTGTGCGCAACACCCTGCGCGTCCATCCTGACGGCCTGACCATCAACGAGATTGCCCAATTTGCCGGGGTGCCCTACCGTTACGCCCACCGGGCGGTGACCAAGATGCCGGACGTCTACATCGACCGCTGGAAACCGCCCCGGGGCGCATGCCCGCATCAAGCAGTCTGGTGTGCGGTCCACGTGCCCGACAACTGCCCACACCCAACTACTTGACCGCGGCCAAGTCCTTCTTCATCCCGTAGTAGAGAGCGTTGAACTCAGACGCTATTTGAGCCCGTTCTTTTTGGATGGCCTTGCGCTCGGTGTTCTTTTGGGCCTCGGTCAAGCTTGAGTCTTCAGCGACTTTCAACTCCTGCTTGCGCAACTGGGTCATCTTCTTGGTGTAGCTTTTCGCGGCGTTGCCAAGAGACTGGAGGCCCTTGGATTCGGGATCGTATTCCACCTCGATGCCCAGCTTCTGCCGATCAGATGCTTGCTTGGCAGCTTCCAAGACTTCGGCCTTGCGTTCGTAGAACAGCTTCGAGTCGGTCACGTCATCGACCTCACCGTAGAAGGCTTTGAGAACAGGCACGTCTCGAGGTCCAACCTCACCTTCAGGGCTCCACATTTTGGACGGGATGTTGACGAACACCGACGCGAGAAAGTCGCCGGTTCCGCCGGTCAGGTTGCGAACAATGTTGCGTACCGAGCCGGGAGACACGTCGATTGCACCGCCCACAGCACGGTCACCTCCAGTGCTTTCGCTGAGCCAGCGGGCCAACCGTTGCTCCCACGTGCCTGCCATGCCGGGCCCGAAGTTCTCCGCGTCAGGCTTGACGTCGTCGTATTTGCGGGGAGCGACTGGTGTGCCGAAGCTGTTCACGCCCATCAACGCCTGCACGCCCAAGTCAACGATCGAAGGTGAGACCGCAAGGGCAACCTCGGCAGGCTTGCTTGGGTTGAAACCCCCGCCAAACGGGTTGAAAGAGCCGAAGGTCACCGACACCATGTTGGTGGCCGCCTTCGCCGGGCTGGCACCACGGCTGTGGTTCTGTGTGTATCTGGCCAAGTCGGCTATCTGGTATCCAAGTGTCGAGAACACGTTTATGCCGTACTGGATCGGCAGTTTGAGGTATCGACCGTTCTTGCCAACCTTGCTTTCGCCTTTGACCATCATCCCCTCTCCGGGCGGCAGCATGATGATCAGGTTCCGTTCCTTCTCGAACTGGGGGATCTTGTCCCAGTATGCTTCACCGTCATCGTCATCTCCGCCCACGCCCGCGCCCATGAAAGCCAGACCTGCAGCCATGCCGGACAGCCCAGCCATCGCTGCCATGACGTATGGGCTGCGCAGGTTCTTGAGAGTCTTGACCGAGCCCTGCACGCCTGCGTTAAAGAACAGGTACATCGTGTTCATCGCAGATCCCCACTCACCCTTTCGGTTGAAGTTGGTGGTCAGGTTCTTCGCAATGCTGGCCGCATCGGCAGGCGACTTGTTCAACTGCCGGGCCGCTTTGTACGCGGCAAAACGGGCTTGTGTTTCGCTGTACTGGCCAATGAATTCCAGAGCATCCAGAGTGGCTTTGCCCATCGAGTAGGCCGTGGATTTGATGGACGAGCCACCCTCCCACTCGACCAGCCTCTGCAGTTCCTTCTGCATCTCCTGCTGGTCTCGGATGTGCCAGCCTCCGGTGGTTGCCCCTGCTGCGCGGAACTCCTCAAACATCTGTCCAGACTGGACCGGGTTGGCGTAGTTCTTGAAGAACAAAGCCGTGCCCTTTGGACCCAGATCAGACAAAGCCGAGACCGCGCCGAAGCCGAGGTCTTTTACCGCGTTGGTAAAACCAAAAGCCGGGTTGTAACGGGTCAGGGTGTTGCGCATCAATGCGGTGTATCGGCCAACGGTCATGGCCAGCACCCGGTCGATCGCACCTGTCTCGTCCTTGCCCGCGGCTCTCATCGCGCGCAGAAGCAGGGGGTCCTTGATCTTGATGTAGATTTCGTTCCCGTCAATCTTGACCGAGATGGTGTCCTCTCCCTTGTCGATCAGGGTGTTGTAGCTGACCATCCCAGTCGCGCGATCGAATGCAGCTTTTGTTCGGACAGCATCAATCTCCCACAGGCCCGGGTCTGGGTTGGTCGTCACCAGATCCAAGAACACCTTGGCCACCGAGTTGCGTTCGGCCCGAGCCACGGCGCGTTCGTAATCGATGACGATGTTCTCGATGACGTGACCAGCGCGAGACTCACGTCCAAGTGCACGCATGGTTTCTTTGCCTCGGATGTTGAACCCCCGGCCACCGACTCGAGGACCAGCAACGGGACGGCCGGACTCGAGGTCTTCGTCTTCGGTGAACCCGCGCAAAGGCACGTAGTCAGAGTACTGCCTTTGCAGGGAGTCGAACTGGTCCTGTGTGATCAGGCCCTCGCTCAGCAGCACAAGACGCGTTGCTTGGGTGATCTGCATGAGCTTGTCGTGCAAGTCGGCGAGAGCGGTGTCTTTGCCCTCTGCCTTGAAAGCACGCATGATGTTGTTGGCTTCGCTTGTCGTCATGCCCGAGCCTTCGCCCTTGCCGAAGGTCTTGTTGCGTGCTGCGATGGCTTGGTTGCGCTCAGGAGCGTGCTTGGCGTAGGCATAGAGGGCCAGATCGCTGAGCTCCAAGCCGGCGGCCTTGGCTTCCTTGATCAGAGGCTTGAGCATGTCCTCTTTGAAGTCGACCATCTGCTCCTGCAGGCGCCCGTAAGACAGCTCCTCGGCCAAGTAGACGTTCTGGGCCTCGCCCACCATGCCCCCCTGTGCAGACAGAGCATCCTGCACGTCAGCTACCCGGGCGAAGTAATCCTGCAAGTTCCGCTGGACCGTCTTGGTGTAGGTCTCATCCTGCAGGGTAAACCTCTGCCCTTGTGCAGATCGGAACTGCCTTGGGCTGAACGCGATCTGGGCGCCAGTGATGTCGGTGTCCTCGCCGAACTTCACGTTCTTGGCCAAGACCAGAGGGCCGATCTGGATCACCTCGTCAGCGCTGAGCACCGGGCGCATGCTGTCCCGGTCGTAGAAGTAGCTGTGCCGGAACGGGTCCATGCCGACCTGTGTCCAAGCCAAGTCTTTAATGGCGGCATCAGCCCGAACCTTTGCGGCTTGGTTGCTGATGGGTTTCCACTTGCCAAGCATGGTGGCAATCGTGCCCTTGCTTGTACCCTGTGCAATTTTGGTTGCCGCCTTTTGGTTCATGCCAAAAGTTACGTCGGTCATTGCTGCCACGGATTCGTAGCCAATGACAGTGCCTGCGTCATACGCTGCTTGCACTTCACGGTTGGTGGACTTGGGTGTGTGCACGCTGACCACCCACGAGTCATGCTCTTGGTACGAAGGGATGTCCAGCCTTAGCTGAGCCCAGTCGCCCTTGATCAGGGTCATGGATGGGCGACCGTATTTGGCTGCCTTCTCAGGGCTCTGGCCGCGTCCATTCTCCAGCGCGTATCTGGCGTCTTTGGGTGTCGTAACGGCAGGCACCTCCTTGTACGGGTACACGGGGCGCATCTCGTCGACCATTCGGTTGTACTCGTCTCGAGTGATCTTGCCTTCTTGCAAGTCGACCACGGCCTGCTGCAAAGCAGGCGTGCGCTTGAACCGATCTTCGCTGGTACCCTCGACCCGGCTGGCCGCCGCGTTCTTCGCGTAAGCTCTGCTTTCAGGTATAATCGGATCGGAGGTTCTTATGAAATTTGACTTTAAATCCCTACCGCCCGGCACCATGTTCTTTGACTGGAACGAAGTGCCCGTTACCGTCTCTCCAGACTGGGGTTCTGCCACTGCTTGGGTGCCAGATCCTGAGCCGCGCAACCCTTCCGATGTGCGGGAGAAGGCCGACCCAGTAGACAAGGCCGAGTTCGAAATGGTCTTTGATGAGTTTGCTGCTCTGATTGCAGACGCGGCCAAGCCCTCAGAATAAATCTGCTTCTGGATTTCAACCATCCGGCTTTTGATTGGGCTCCTCGGCATCTCTCGTTCAAAAGAGAAGATCTGGTGGCCCAAGCTTTTAGCAGCCACCATCTCTGGCGTGCTGATCTGGATCTCTGCAATCGTGCCATCAGGCAGCACGACGTTGGTGAGCACATCTTGGTAGCCGGTAGACAGCGGTTTACCTTTTACGGTCCTATTCTTGGCGTTGGTTACGCTACTCGACAATCGGTTTTTGATGCGGTTAAATTTGTAGACCTTACCAATTTCGTCAATTGCGTTTTGAACGTCTTCAAGACTGTTGACAACGATCGTGCCACGCAGCAGATCTTTCATCTTAGCGGTTAAGCCTTTGTTCTCAAGCACCAGCTTGGTCACAGCCCGGTAAGACTTTTTAATGCCGACCTTTTTGGCGAATCCGTTCACTGACTCACCGATGCGGTCCAACGTCGCGTCGAACGCGTCTTTGTTGCGACGAGCCGCTTCGAACATGGGCTCAAGCAACTGCTCGCCGTCAGCCCGCTGTTTGGTCGTCAACGGATCTGGCGGTTCAGCCTTCTTGTACTGGGCGATCGCGGCCTCGGCCTTGGCGATCGTTTCCGGCTTGAGCACGTCCGCCGGCGTCAGCGGTTGAGCGCGTCGGCTGAACCTGATGTCCGGGTTCTCCGGATCGAACGCGCCAGTGTTGCCGATGGCGGATTTAATCTGGGTGGGCTTGAAGACGATATAGGAGTCTTGGGCTTCCGGAAAGTAATCCATTACCTCCTCGTCCGTCATCTCGTCCAACTCGTTTCCGTCTACGCCGTCGGGTCCAAATGGATCAAACCCTTCTCGCCGGTTTAAATAGACGATGCCGTCGTAGCCAGCTTTAATCAAAGCATCTTGCACCACCTTATCGCCAGCGCCCCCTGTTGCCATGCCTACAAGGGAATCCGAAATTTTATCTCCCTCGTCCTCTACAACACCAAGGTCAACAAGCTGGCCCCAAGTGTTTGCCGCGTCCCACTGCCCGTAGTCAACTAAACGAATTGGTTTTTTGATAGACAAGTAGACCGGCATAATGCGCCTACCGTTGCTGCCGCCAAAAGCGTTTGCCTGCTCAACTGGACCAAAGTGAGATCCAAGTTCTGACCGAGCGGTATCAAACACCGAAAAGTTTTCGGGGGTTGAGTGGTACACCACCATCGGCTTGCCGGCGTCATCCACCACCTCGCTATCACCAAACCACTTCTTGAATGCAGGCGTGTCGGTCTGGCGTGCACTCGCCGATGGGCCCTGCATCTCCATGGCACGCTCAGGCAGGTAGGTGTCGAGCCCGCCATTGACCAAGAACGCCTTGAGCGCGGGTATGCCCTTGATCGTGGTGCCGTCGGTGAACGTGTAGGTGCAGTTGGCCATGTTCTTAGCCCCCCAGCTCCTGATCGATCAAGAGCATGCCGGCCTTGTCTCCGTCGACCAGCTGGATGCGTGCAAGCAGGTCTCCGTACTCGCCCACGCTGGTGCGCTGGAGCTCAATGAACTGGAGCAAGAACTGCTGGACCACTGGGTCTTCGCTTGCTTGAGAGTAGAAGTCCTTGTAGCTGTTGTACAGCTCCAGCTCGGTCTCGTACCCAAGCTCGATCGCGTCAGAGAAGGACTTGATCGACTCGCTCATGGCCTCGATCAGCGGGACCTTGGCCACCGTGCCGACGTCGTTTTGAAACTGGGCATGCCTCTGGTAATGCTCCAGCTCGGCTTCGCTTTCCTTCAGAAAGAATTTCATCGCCCCGAGGTAGCCAAGTCGCTGAAGCTGGTTGGCGATGTGCTTGTACAGGTTCGACGCGTAAAGCTCAGCGTGGATTGCCTCGTCAAGCATGCTCTTGAGATCGGCGGAGATGATCATTGTCGGTGTCATGTTGGACCTTTATTTGCAGTTGATTTCGACTTTGCCAGAGGTGTCCAGCTCGTCGAGGATGTCGAGGAAATTGTCTTGCACGTATCGAATCTGAGAGGCATCGGGCCGTCTTGCAAACAAGGACTCCGCGTTGGCTTTGGCCAGCCCGCGCTTTTCTAATCCGGCGAAAATGTCTTCGAGGGGAGTCCGGGTTGCGATGAAAGTTTCCCGCTCTGTTCCTTGGAGCGGGCCAGTTGGCCGGTTCGGCTGGCGAGCCTGCTTATTTGTTCGCGCGTCCGACTTGCCAGCCACTCGTCGTGCTTGTCTTGGTCCAGATTCGGCTGCTGTGTCGATTCGTTTTTCATCAAAACCTTCTTTCGTGAGTAGTAATTTTGCCGCACCCGCGTAATCTTGGCTAGTCACTTGGAGCTCAACGCCCAGCTTTTTGTAAAGCTCCTGCTCCGGGTACCAGATCAAGGCCTGCAAAGCGGCCGGTGGCACCCGATTGCCGGTCTGTTGCTCAACCAAAGCTACCATCTGCCGAGTCACGTCACGCAACCGTTGGCGCTCGCCGCCGCTGGACGGCGAGTCGGTAGGCTTGTCAGCCGACTTGATGATCCCGTTGGACGCACCTACCAGAGCGGTCTTGATGCGTGCACCAGAGTCAAATGCAGCACGCTCTTTAGTGAACTGCCGGTTGTGCAAGCTGTTTATTTTACGAGCCAAGGCAATTGCGCCAGCGTCGGTTTCTTGCGCAGCGGCAACATCTTCCGGCTTGAAGTCTGACGCGTAAACGCCTCGGCTTGAATCTCCGGTTTCGGCCAAAGCGGCTCGAAGCTTGGCTACTTGCTTGGGGAAAAGGACTGGGTCAAAAGCCGGCAACGTGCCGCTGAGGCGGCCGATGGTGCGCATGAACCACATGTCCATGGTGATCGGTTCAAAGTTGCCGGACAAGTTGCTGTAGAAACCAAATCCAATCTTGGGCCCAAAGATGGCCGAGCCAAGCATCTTCTCGTCCATCGACTCGGAGCCGATCGGATAGCCAATAGACTCCAGCTCTCGCTTGGTAAACTCGGTTCGCAAAAACCGAAGCAGCAGATCCGGCCCCATATCGGCCATCACATCGTTGGCCAATGTAAAGTTCTTGGCCATCGCTGGCGCAGACTTGCCGGTGCCAATTTCAGGAAATTTACCAGTACCTGTTTGGCGAAGGGTTTCGCGGAAGGCTTCGTATTGGTTTGACGCATAGCGCAGGTTGGCTTCCACGTTCATTGTCTGGGAAGCGATGGCAACGGCAATCAAGAAAGCATTGCGTGCGTTCGGGTCCGTGTTCAGCTCCGGGTATTTGACGGCCATGATGCTCAGCGTCTTGGCTATGGTCTCGTCGTACCATTCAACTGAGTTGCCAGCGCTTCGAATCGCGCCAACGGCTTCGGCCGCAAGCAACTTGGCCAAGGTCGCTCGGTCCTCAGCCTTGTTGATGTCAAGGACAGGCATGCCTGAATCTTGGTATCGCTGATCCAGCCACTGGACGGTTTCTGGAATGCCGCCAATTTTAGGAGCGCGAAAGGTTTTGCCCTCTACTCCGCCCAACATCATGGGCAGGGCACTGGCGTTGTACTCTGCTTGGGAAAGGCCGAATGCGTCTGCAACAGAACGATAAACGCCTGTGTCTATTTTGCGCCCGCCGGTGCTTTCGTCTTTGGCAAGCTCGGCTTCGATGGCGGCGCTGGCCTCTTCACGGATGCGACGAGCTTCTGCCCGTTTTGCAAGAAGCTCGGGAGGTAAGTCCCCTGTTTGCCTATCATATTCATACTCCGTTTTCTCTACGAAGGCGCTTTGGCCTTCCTTTGAACCGATGTCAAAAGTTTCCGGACGCGCGGATAGCACAGCCGTTATCTTTGACGTGAGGTCGACCATGCTATCAGAAGGAACGGCCAAAACCATCTCTCGGCCAACCGTTGTGTGACCTTTGATGTTTTTTGGAGACACTTGCCTTACAGCTAAATAAACCTCATGGACCGATTCCTGATCGACCATGTTTTCTGGCAACGTGACCGTAATTAAACCGGTGAGGGACGAGCCCTTAAAGGGTTTGGAATCCAAGACCATCATCTCTTGTTGAGATAAACCAAACCCGCCCAGACGTGCAACGTCCATGAGCTGCTCAGCGGACGCAGTGCTTGGAAGAACCGCGGCAAACGATGGGCTGGTGTTTTCAAGGAACCCGCCCAGTTGAGTGGTCAGCTTAGCCCTGACGCCTGCAAGCCTGAACACTTGAGGCATGATCTTCTCGGCAACCCTCTGGCTGATTTCGATCTTGCGTTCGAAGGGGACCGCTTCCCAGCGTGCCATGAGATCAAGGTTGTCTGGGTCCGGCGCAACCTCAAACATGATTCTAGCGGGCGTGACCTTTTGTTTTGTGCTGAACCTGACGTCGCTGCCGATGCGCTCCATCTCTGCGTTGGCCGCCTCGCGTGACGTTGCCGGGATCTCCAAATTGCCGTTGCGCACTCGGGCGCCGGGCACGCGGGTAGCCTCGATGGCCTCCAGCTCTTTGGACAGGAGCCCCTTCTTCAGCGTCGTCGGTTCGGCTGTGACAGGGGCTGGGGCACCGGCCACGCGACCCAGAGGTCTTACGGGTACGGCTGAGTGGCGCGGGCCCAGCAGGACTACGGCAGATTGGTTGTTGCCGAAGGGAGCGATGTAACCGTCAAAACCAGCGTTGATTACTGACGATTCAAAGGCGTTGAAATTGCCTTTAACCGGGAGCGTTTGGGTTTTGGGGTCGTAGATGTTGTTGAGCTGGACTTCGTGTGCGATGCCGCCAACCCCGGACTCGGGCCTGATTCCGGAGCCTTGATCAACATAGAAGTAAATGCGGTTTTTGAGGCGAGGATCTGGGCTACCGTCCAGTCGATCCCGCTCTGCACCTTTGAGGCCAGTCCCATAAAAAATTCCGCTTAACGAAGATCTGGTTTCGGTTGAGTAGTGGCGGCCGAGA